TGGTCGACCAGAAATGGCTCCCGTGCTATAATGTATTCATACAGTAAGGAACAAGGAGCAAGCGATGAACTGGAATAAGCAAGGCGAGAAAATCACTGCAACGTATCAAGGGCAGCAGGTTACTGGCACCGTGGAGTCCAGTCGCGTAAAGTATGGCGCAGGCAAGGTTCAACACCTGTTGATCCTGGATAAACCCATTCAGTTGCGGTGGCGCACAGAACCCACTGATCGCTTGCTGATCGACGAGGACGAGGTCGGTTGACCAATAATTCAAGTTCTGCTATAATAGCTTTATACAGTTAGCAACTAGGAGCAAGAAATGCCGAAGTCCAAAGTGCAAGTAGCCGAAGTTGGTGATGTTATTCGGGCGCTGGATTTTGCCGGACAGTACGACTGCTACATGATCGGCGTGGTGACCGAAGTGCAAAACGAAGTCATCAAGTGTCGGGGCATTAGCCGGGTGTGGGACGGCAAGAGTGAGAAGTTTGACCAGCCCTTTAGTACTGTGCAGGAAGGGGCAATGATGTTTGACGCTCGTTACCCAGGACGAATCTCAGTGCTTTGCGGAACCGAAGCGGTTGACCAATAAATCAGCTTGTGCTATAATGTATTTACTGTAGCAAAACGGAGCAAGAAATGACCCAAGTTCAAGTTATTAAAGGTACATACCGTAATACCCCGGTGCAGAATGCATCGTTTGAGCTAGTCAAGGATTTTACGGTTGGCGCCCGCGGAAACGGGTTTGTTACAGTCAAGAGCGACGGGTACTTTGGGCCCGATTTTGATGTGGTGCGTATTAAAGTGAACGGAATTGAAGACGTGATAATTACCGGATCCTCTGCTCCTGTTGCAGGCATTACTGTGACTCCCATGTCGGCAGTGCTGCAAGAAACTGACGACGAAGTCATGGCGCGTATTGAAACGCGGTTTAACATGCTTGACGAGATGACACTGGCTGCAATTGCCGGCGACATTCGTGCTATGATCGTTGTGGGTCCCCCGGGTGTGGGCAAGAGCTACGGTGTTGAGCATCAGCTGGAGAAGTCTGGGCTGTTTGACGTTGTGGGAAATCGCAAACCCAAGTACGAAGTTATCAAGGGTGCAATGACCCCAATTGGTCTGTACTGCACTCTGTACAAGCACAGTGATGCCAAGAACGTGCTGGTGTTTGACGACTGCGACAGCATCCTGCTTGACGATGTTGCGTTGAACATTCTTAAGGCTGCATTGGACTCGGGCAAGAAGCGTCGTATACATTGGAATGCTGACAGCAACATGCTGCGCCGCGAGGGAGTGCCAGATCAGTTTGATTTCAAGGGTTCTGTGATCTTTATTACCAACTTGAAGTTTGATCACCTTAAGAGCAAGCGACTGCAAGACCACTTGGAAGCTTTGCAGAGTCGTTGTCACTTTCTTGATCTTACGCTGAATACCATGCGTGACAAGATCTTGCGCATCAAGCAGATCTTCCGTAGGGGTAGCCTGTTTCAAGACTACGACTTTACCCCGGAACTGGGCGATGCTATCATTGAGTTCATGACTGACAATCACATGCGCCTGCGTGAAGTGAGCTTGCGCATGGCGTTGAAGATTGCTGACTTGACCAAAGTGTCCCCGGGCAATTGGAAGTCGCTTGCTGAATGCACTTGCATGCGTAACGCATAAGCATTCGACTGCCCCTAACAGGGCAGTCCTTTGTGAGACACCTGTTAACTGACGGACCAAATACGCCGTGTGTTTATTTTACTAAAGAAGTAAGTAGATAAAGAGAAATTATTAACATGAGTAAAATATTATGAAACAAGGTAAAGTATGGGGACAAACCAAACTCCTAGAAGCCAACGGTGTATTAGAATTTCATCGTATCGAAGCCAACGCCGGCGGAGTGTGTAGCAAGCACAAACACAAATTTAAATGGAACGGATTCTTTGTAGAATCTGGAAAAATGATAATTCGTGTCTGGAAAAACAACTATGATTTAGTTGACGAGACTATGTTAGAAGCAGGACAATATACCAAAGTTGCGCCAGGAGAATATCATCAATTTGAAGCAGTCACAGACTGTGTTGCATTTGAATTGTATTGGGCAGAATTTGACCACGATGATATTGCAAGAGAAACTGTAGGGTTCACCAAATCCGGGACAACCTAATTCAAAAAACACATATACGAACGTGCAGACGGTATAGTGTATGTAAAAGAGTTCGGTAACGAACCAGGCACCTGTAAAACGGTGTCTTTTTTTTTGACTTTATACAAACAATAAACAATTATGAAACACTGCACAATACAAATACGTGACGAAGTAAACATCAAGCTAGAAGGCCTTGATTTGGATGTGCGTAAAAAATTAGTCAATACATTCAAGTATGATAACCCAGCTGCTAGGTACTTGCCTGCAGTGAGACTAGGGCGCTGGGATGGCAAGATTGCATACTTTCAACTTGGTGGTAGCACTTATACCAATTTACTGCCAGAGATTATCCCTATTCTGGAACAGTATGATTATGATATTGAACTAGATGACCAACGCGAGTATTCGACTACATTTGAGTTTTCTCTTATGAAGGAAGATACATTCTCGAATACCATGTGGCCCAAGGGCCATCCCATGGTAGGTCAGCCTATTGCGTTACGGGATTACCAAGTAGAAATTATTAACAACTACTTGCGGAACCCGCAGTGCATTCAAGAAGTAGCAACAGGTGCTGGCAAGACTATAATGACAGCTGCCTTGAGTTGGAATATACAATCTTACGGGCGCAGTATTGTTATTGTGCCAAACAAGAGTTTAGTGACACAAACAGAAAATGACTATATCAATCTAGGGCTTGATGTTGGTGTGTATTTTGGAGATCGCAAAGACTATAACAAAAAGCATACTATTTGTACTTGGCAAAGTCTAAACAACTTGTTAAAAGATTCTAAAAATGGCGCAGTTGAATTTACTATAGCTGACTTTTTAGAAGATGTTGTTTGTGTTATTGTTGACGAGGTGCACATGGCCAAGGCAGATGCGCTCAAGACCTTGCTTACGGGTGTAATGAGTCGGATTCCGATTCGGTGGGGACTTACTGGCACTGTGCCCAAGGAAGCATTTGAATTCCAGGCCTTGCATGTGAGTTTAGGCCCTGTGATAAACCGTCTCTCTGCTAGCGAGCTACAGGACCGAGGAGTACTAGCGCGGTGCCATGTGAACGTGGTACAGTTGGTGGATCATGTGGAGTTTAAAGAGTATCAAGCTGAACTTAAATACTTGTTAGAGGAATCGGGCAGACTTGATACCATTGCCAAGTTGGTTACGCAAGTTAATAAAACTGGCAATACACTAGTGCTTGTGGACCGTGTGGCTGCTGGCCAGGCACTAGTTGAACGCCTGGGGGATTGTGCAGTGTTTGTGTCGGGTGCAACCAAGGTCAAGGCCCGACAAGATGAGTATGACGGAGTAGCTGACTCAACCGGTAAGATTATTGTGGCCACATACGGAGTTGCTGCGGTAGGTATTAACATTCCTCGTATTTTTAATCTGGTCATGCTGGAACCAGGCAAGAGTTTTGTTCGAGTTATACAGAGTATTGGCCGCGGCATACGCAAGGCGGAAGATAAGGATCATGTTCAAATTTGGGACATAACATCCACATGCAAGTTTGCCAAGCGTCATTTGACCAAGCGTAAAGCATTTTATAAAGAAGCAAGTTATCCGTTTACCCAGGAAAAGCTAGAATGGTGTCGTTGACCCCGGAACAATTTGCTACAGATAGAATAATTATTGTTAATTTTCCAGCCGGCGCCGGCGGCAAATTCTTGACAAATAGTATAGCACTAAGTCATCGAGCAGTATTGCAACATCACGCTTTAACTGAATTTACCTCAGATAAAAAATTAGATTGGTTGTGCGACAGGTATAGGTCAATGAACACGCTAATCTGGCAAGATCTTGACCTGGGATGTACACAATTATTTGGCAATACTCGAAGCACTATGGATCTCGGGGCTCAGGTATCAGAGTCTACTAGTTGGCAATACAGCAATGTAATTCCTAAACTTATTAAACAAAACAAATATTTTTTTGTAGTTGCGCATAACTCTAATCAGCTCGCTTGGTTATTGCAAACATGGACTAATGCTAAAATAATTCGATTTGTTAATTATTTAGATTTTGTGGAGAAATTTAGACCTTCTTATATACCGATAGTGACTCGAGTTGGGCCTGGAAGAAAAATCAAGAAACACATTTTTGCCTGGTGGCAAGATCACCGCCTCGATTCGTGGCCTGTAGCACCACCCCTTACATTAGATGCTTATCGATTACCAGAGTATCAGCGGATTGCATCTGATGTTGACCCTATTAAACAATTTATTGTTAATCTTACTATCCAACAACAGTATGATTTAACTGGAAATGTAACTGGTCACTGGACCATAGACTGGGATACATCCTGCTATCTTGATCAAGACTTATATCTGCAACAGTTAGAAATTCTATATAACAAGCTAGAGCTTACGGACTTTGATGCCGGTAGGGCAAAACAACTATACGCAGTTTGGGTAGAGACACTAGAACGTTACTGTAGTAATAGGGCGTTGGCAGTTGATAGATCTTGACTTCCTGCCACTAAGTGTGTATAATAAAAACATGAGAATCCTAACCCTTGAGAATCAGCATTACGACTTGGACACTTTGCCAGATGAAGTTGACGACATGCGTTTTGCTATCTTAGACAATTCAGACCCTAACAGTCCAGACTACTATTATATCCCGTTGATTTTTCTAGAAAGCTTTAGCGCCCCTGCCCTAGTGCTGCGTATCGGTGACAAGACTATTAAAATGCCAGTGGATTGGCAAATCCTAATAGGGGAGCCGGATCTGGGCGACTTAGAAATGCTACCGTTGACCAGTATCAATGATCGTGGGTTTAAAGCTTTTGAGTTCAACCCGCTAAGTAGTTTTAGGCCCAGCTTTCCGGACATTGAGATTGTGGACGTTTATCATGAAGTTACTTGGTATGCCCCCAAACTTAAAAATGGGCAAATTTTGTCGGTACCTATCGACGATGGGCCAAAACCTCGATGCGTGTACTTTGTAAAAGACATTAGTCGAAATTGTGAAGTTGTACAATATGACAAGGCATGGTAGTATGGAACAATACGAAAAAAGTGGACCCAAAGTTGATGCGCCGGCGCCGGCACCTGAGCAAAAACTTGTTAGCTCGAAGATTGATTTGTTAGATCAACGGCTGCAAGATCAAACTCGAACTATTGCTATCATGCAACGCGAAATGCGCCGCATGCAAAATCAACTCGACGAAGCAACTAGCGCAATTAACAGCATACGCCGTGGATAAACTTAGCATTCAAAACGAGATGAATCGATTCGATCTCAAAGATCGAGAATTTTATAACAGTCTTACCGATGAGGAACGTAAAAAGTTCTCCAACTATCTTATGATACGGTGGGGATCGGCTGTGCATGGTAGTCGAGAACTGCAAGAGTTTTATCTAATCTCGTGCAACGAGAGACTTAACAAGCACTTCTTTGCCATAAACCGCCATCCTAAGCTACAGTGGTTGTGCGCTACCGCTGTGAGTCCGGGCATGGGCACACACCGGCATCAGTGGATCTCGCCCAAGAAGAAGGAAGCAGGATCCAATGAGATCAAGAAAACTCTTATGGAGCTTATGCCCAATACCAAGTTATCGGATATTGACACACTATCCAAACTTATTAACAAGAAAGACTTGAAAGAGTATTTGCGTGAACACGGCCACACTGACAAAGACTGAATACACTTGTAACCATTGTGCTCGTGCGTTCAAACGGGAACCAAGCTTGGCCACGCATGTGTGTGAATCCAAACGTCGATACCTTGAGCGGGACGAGGTAGGTGTTAAGATTGCTCTCCAGGCTTACTTGAGATTTTACGAGATTACCCAAGGCACAGCAAAGAACAAAACGTTCAAGGATTTTGCTGCTAGTCCCTACTACAGAGCATTTGTTAAGTTTGGCCGTTACTGCCAAGAGATCCGTGCTGTCAATATGCCACAGTTTGTTAACTGGGTAGTTAAGAAAAATAAAAAGATTGATCACTGGTGTCATGAATCTGTATACTACGAATACTTAATGGAGTACCTGCGCACTGAATCTGTAGGTGATGCCTTGTCCCGGTCAATTGAATCCAGCATTGACTGGCAAGAAAAAACTGGCAACGCAGCACATGACTACCTCCGTTACGGCAACGCTAACGCACTGTGCTATGCGATCTCGACCGGCCGGGTGTCAGCCTGGGCTGTATACAATTCGGATTCGGGGCATGAGTTGTTGGCACGACTTAACTCTGAACAGTTGACTATGATTTGGCCCATGGTCGAAACTGATGCCTGGAGTCAACGACTTCGTGACCATCCAGAAGATCGTGACTATGCACGGACAATTTTAAAACAAGCAGGCTGGTAGTAGATGAGTGCAGACATTGAT